TTACAATCGGCGAAAAATAAAATAGAATAGTTTCTATAGGAGATTATTATGAATATTTTTATACTTGACGAAGACCCAGTACGTGCAGCACAACTACAGTGTGACAAGCACATTGTCAAAATGCCACTAGAATCTGCACAGATGCTTTCTACTGTTCACCGTATGTTGGATGGTACAGAAACCCGTAAACCGTCTAAGTCCGGCAAGACTATGGTCAAATACTGGGAACTAGATGAACCACGTGAATCTATCCTATACAAAGCAGTGCACTATACACATCCCTGTACTATCTGGACCATGGAATCAGTTGCTAACTACAACTGGCACTACGAACACTTTGTGGCGTTGCACGACGAATTTGTATATCGTTATGGTAAGACCCACGGTTCGTTCGATGCTCTTGGTGAGATCCTAAAGACGCCGCCTAAAAATATTCCACAAGGTCCGCTTACCCCGTTCAAGCTTGCGATGGGTGCAGCACCAGAATGTATTAACCCATCTGATCCTGTTGGGTCTTATCGTGCTTTCTATCAGACTAAACAGGACAGGTTCTCTATGGATTGGAAAGGCCGTTCTATTCCAGAATGGTTTAATGTGAAGGAGATAGCTTATGCCTAATTGGTGTATGAATAATTTAGACATGACTCATCATGATTCAGAAGTAGCAAACGATTTAATAGAAAGATTAGACGGGCTCGAGCAAGATAGCTTTGGCGGGCCAATTGGATTCTTACGTGGCATCGACGAAAGCTGGCAGTATAGAGAGGCCCATGATGTTTGGTGGGAGCCAATTGAAAGTGGTATCTCTGTATCTTTCTCGAGCGCGTGGGAACCCCCTATCGAACTATATGAAGTTCTGTCTGAAAAAGGATGGTCTATTACTGGTTCTTATTACGAAGAAGGACTAGACTTTGCGGGTATATATGAAGACGGCGAAAATAAAAGATTGTCCGATCTATCAGATTATCCCGATGACTATTTTGTCGAGGATGATTTAGCTAAAAGATTAGAGGAGGAATGGGGTATACTAGAATCCCGCAATCAAATTTGGGAATAATAAAAGGAGGAATAAATGGTAAAAGATAAAAGTAGATCAGAACGTATGTTAAAATCAGAATCCGCTCGCCAACGTAGACGTCAAAGGAAGAATATTGTAACAGAACGAACTTTAAATCTTTTTGCTAAGCTCCGACGAATGAGAAAGAAAAAATCAGCATGATTACAATCGAATTTGATCTAGACGAAACTGCAATCACAATACTCGACGACACAGGAGAGCTTGAAGATATTCAAGCTTTTCTTTATGATGACTACTGTCACATTCGACAGTGGAATGAAAAGACCCAAATGTTCGATGTGGTTACGATGAAGCCTGAAATGTATTATAAGCTTATGAAAGCTTTTAGTCTACCTGAAGGAACCTATATACTAGAAAAAAAGTGAAAAAAAATTCGAAAAAAATGAAAAAAGTTGGGGGGAGGGGGGTTTACATTCCTGATAAAAGCACTTATATTAGTACTATCAAAAGGAGATACATTATGAAAATCATCGTCAAGCATATGGAACGCAATGAAATCACGGGCGACGTAGAAGGCTTTACGCCCGTAGCTTTGGTTGATGTAACTGACCTTTCTAACCACGCTGTTGAGGAACAGCTTGAGTATGCATTCCGTTATACAAACAATGTAATGGGTAGCTGGTCTAAGAAGATCGGCGAAGACGCTAACGATGACGTAGAGGTTCTTATTGAACGTGAAGATGGTTTAGGCCTTCGTTCTACCTCAATGGGTGATCGGATGGAAATCAACGGAACAGAATATAGAGTCGCAATGGTAGGATTCAAGGAGGTAGCATAATGCGTATTAAAGTAAAAAACATCGAAATCAAAGAACGCGATACTTATTCTTGGAGAGAGTACTCTAAGCAAACTCGCATCTATGTTTGGCCCCAAGGTGAATCAATCATGGATAACTTGATGAACCGCAAACAGCGTGAACATACTGTTTACAAGAAAGAGATCATTCCCGGTGTATTGGAAGCAATGGGTTTACCTGCTGATACCAAGGTTCGTTGGAGCCAATATGCTGGCTGCTCTTGCCCTTGCTCACCTGGTTTCATTGTTGATGGCGACAGCCGTCGTGATGTACACGTAGATGTGGAGTAAAATGTTGAAACATAAAGATTACACTTACCGCCCATTCGAACGCAGGGGTAAAATCATGTGGGGGGTTTACGTTGGGCGTACAATCCTCCAAACTGTGTGTCGGACCGAGGAAGAGGCCCAGATCGAAACAGAATTATTTAACAAAGATCCATACTGGTTTGAACGCCAGGACTGGAAAAGATATATTGAAAAGAGAAAGTAAACAATGTTAGAATTGCATCCACTATTTCCTCAAGCATTCGGGTATGCATCAGCCCCTGAACTGATTACTCCGGAGCTTGTAGAAGCAGCTAAGGGTATGGAACGAAGCCCCAATACCCATAACCAAGTCAGCGCCAATAATAGAATTTTTGCTGATCCGGGTTCATATCTTAGTACCCGACAAGCTGGCCTTTTAGATTTCATCCTCCCTAAGCTTCAAGAGTACTATACACAAGCCTTAGGCGTTAACTTCGCTATGGGCAAAAGCGCACAAATTACCCAAAGCTGGTTGACATATAGTCATAAAGGTGAAAAGATGCATGGTCATAAACATCCAAATAGTCTAGTCAGTGGTGTTTTCTACATTCACGCTGTCGAAGGTGTGGACAATATTGTATTCACCAAAGATCATTCTTATCAACACTTTGATTGGTACCCAGAGCCTACTAGCGAGTACTCTGGCACCGAATATATCATTCCAGTAAAATCTGGGGATCTCCTCTTGTTTAAATCTGATGTTCATCACCACTTTAACGAAGTGCAGCACGACGATGAGAGAATTAGTCTAGCCTTTAATTCCTGGTTACAAGGTGAGGTTGGGGATGAAGCTGGGCTAACACAACTAAAAATATCTGTTCTATAAAGGAGTAAACATGTTTAAGTCAGGTACAGTAGTTACTGCTGTTACACCAGTTGGTGAATTTGTAGGTAAGTTTGTAGAATTCAATAATGGAATTCTCACATTGGAAAAACCTAAAGGGGTCGGTCAAACCCCAGAAGGCATTGGACTTATGGATGGTGTATGCGTGTCCGGTAAGCCACGTCCCGAACAAGTTCAGTTTATGAACGTAGTGCTTATCACAGATACTAATATAGAGATCGCTAATGGCTATCTACAGTCCATCGGCGGCATTCTCAAGGCGCCTTCAATAAATGACATTGATATGTCTAAATTGAAATTATCTTGAAAAAAGTGAAAAAAGTTTGGGGGGCGGGGGTTTACAAATGAAGTTAGAACCCTTATATTAGTAGTATCAAAGGAGATATATTATGAAAGTTGCTACTACCTACGACGAACGCATCGCTCTTATCAAAGAGATTGCAGAGCGCAAAAAGAAAATGACTAAGCTCCGCAAGAAGTCTTCTCGTGTACTAAAATCCGTCAAGACTAAAAAGAAAGACATCGAGATTCCCAAGGAATCCAATATCTATCAGTGGACTGATGCTTCTAAGTATGCTAAACAATATTATGGGGATACGTTCTATGAGACAACTAGATATGACAACGATTGGGATTAAGATCTTTGGGATCTTAATTCTTTTTGGATTGATTGGTTGGTACACTGTTCACGTGTGGTCAGATTGTCTCGAAGAGAATTCCATACTAACCTGTATGAGGATGCTGAGCAAATGACTAATGTCAATCAATTAGAAATGAAACTACATAAGCTTACCGATCGGATTGGTAAGCTTGAATCAGAAGTGAAGGAACTAAAGAATGAGTATTCCACACGTAAGGAGAACGTTCATGGAAAAACTGACTCGTGAATATATGATTGGTCAGCTACGTGAGAATGTCTGTCGTGTCATTTTCAAAAAGACTAATGGTGAGGAACGGGATATGACCTGTACCTTAATGTCTGATAAGATCCCAACTACAAAGTCCGAGAAGGAATCCAAGCCTAATCTAGACATTGTTGCTGCATGGGATATTAATAAGGAAGGATGGAGATCCTATAGGGTCGAAAATGTTATCTCTTTTACTTGCGCATAAATAGCAGGATAAGGAGATATATATGTTTGGACTTTCACCCGATATTATTATGTGGATCCTATTCGCAGCTGCATGTGGATGCACGTTTATGATTGGTAAACTATACTCTGAAAGAGACGTTAATCTAACAGTGGATAGTACAATTAAATACTTGATACAGCACAATATGATCCGCTGGCAACGGGATGAAAATGGTGAAATTGAAATACTAACTCTAGACGAGTAATACATTATGGCATCATCAAGAACTATCAAACGGCGTGAAGCTGCCAAGGAAATGCTTGGAATGGAAACCAAAGCGATCAAGCCCAAGCGTAAGCGTAAACCCTTAACTGAAGAGCAAAAGCAAGTTCTAAGAGAAAGAATGGAAAAGGCTCGAAAGGCTCGTGGTCCATCAAAGAATTTATCCTTACATGAATCGATCCGCGATTTATCTGATGATCATCCCCTGAGTCCTAAAAAGGTTAAGGGCTGGTTGAAAGAACAGAAAGAACTATTATCTGGTTTAGGTAAGCAAGCAGGTCAGGATAAGGATCCTAAAATTCGTCAACTATATTGGGATACGGAAACTTATATCTTTAATCTAAACAAATATCTCCAAGACGGTCTTTGGTTGGATCATCGATATGGCAGCGCAAAGCAAAACAAAATCAAAATGAACTGTGTCAAAATGGCATACTATTCTGATGGTACACCAAAACGTACTATTGGGGTCTACTATCCAGACATCGGCGCAGTGTACACTCAAGAAATGGAACTGGATAAATATGCAGACGGAACCCGAGAAAAAGTTTCTAACAAAAAGCGAGTTCGGAAAACTAATCGAGCAAACCGTAAAAGATCATAAGTCTTCGTACATGGATGCAGTCATTCATATATGCGAGGAGAATGATGTTGAACTAGAGGATATACGTAAATTTATATCCCCTATTATTAAAAACAAGATAGAGGCTGAAGCGATGAAATTAAATTTTTTACCGCGACAAAACAGTTTACCTATCTAAAAATATATGGTACAATAATACAGTTATACTTCAGTCATACAAGGAAATACAATGTCACTAGATACACTAAAACGCAATCGCACAGATTTCAATAAACTCGTCCAAGCTGCACAGTCAGTCGGCGGTGGGGATACACAAAACCAATCATACAAAGATGAACGTGAGTGGAAGCCTACAGTTGATAAGGCTGGTAATGGATATGCTATTATCCGCTTCTTGCCTGCAGCAGAAGGCCAGGACATTCCATGGGTACGGTACTGGGACCACGGGTTCAAAGGCCCAACAGGTCAATGGTACATCGAGAAATCCCTCACATCAATTGGTCAGAACGATCCAGTAGGTGAGCTAAACTCTCGACTGTGGAACTCTGGTAATGACGATGATAAAGAAACTGCACGGAAGCAAAAACGGCGGTTGCACTATGTAACCAATGTGTATGTCGTATCCGATCCTTCTAACCCACAGAATGAAGGTAAGGTTATGATCTATAAGTTCGGTAAGAAGATCTTCGATAAGATCATGGACTTGATGCAGCCACAATTCCCAGACGAGAAACCAGTCAACCCATTTGACTTCTGGGACGGTGCAGACTTCGTTATGAAGATTCGTAATGTCGAAGGTTATCGTAACTACGACAAATCAGAGTTTAAATCACCAACACCACTATTAGATGGTAATGATGAAAAACTTGAAGGCATCTATAGTCAAATACATGATATTAGCGAGTTCATCGATCCTAAAAACTATAAGTCTTACGATGAGCTAAAGACTAAAATGTATCAGGTACTGGGTGAACAAGCACCACGTACTGTAAAACAAACAATTGCATTGGACGATGAGATTCCTGACTTCGATGCTCGTCAAAAGCCAGCGGCACAACCAGCAGCTGCAGCACCACAAACTGCAGAGGCCGTAGACGAAGATGATACAATGAGCTACTTTGCTAAACTAGCTGCGGAGGACTAAGAAATGGATCTACAGGGGGCTTCAAAGAATATGCCGTTTAATACGATCTATCCGAACTCGGAGAATATTCCGCCCCCTGTATATCCTACTAAAGAAGCCAAAAGGGTTATTGAACCGTCTACCCGTGCTTCGATTAATATGGATGTTTTGAAAAAGTATTATGAAGCAAAAGACAGAATGACGGAAACTATTAATGATGAAAGATTACAGAAATACCTCGACGCTGCGGAATATCATCCAGGAGATGTCGTAGATATTGAGGTATAGGCGCATGGGGAAAGCCTGACAATCTCGTCGAACGTACCCAAATAAATCCATTCATGTAGTCTGCAGCTCATGGGTGGTCGGTGAGTCGCTAGTACCGAATGGAAAGCTAGCCGGGTGCTGTACTTCGAAACAAACAGATAGAAAGGGCGTCACCTAGGAAGGGCGCCCTTTTGATTTATCTAGCTGACGTTATTGTGCTTGTAATATTACTTCCAGACCCAGCTATACCATATTCGATTCTATTATAACGATGGTCAACTGTGCTGAGGTAATCCGGATTAAATTGCATAAGCATACCCATTCCGGCTCCAGGCTTACCACCAGTTCTAGAGAAGCTGGATAGGACTGCCGCGGCCTCTTTTGTTGCTTGAGCCGCCGCTATCTGTTCTGCCGCTGCGACCCGGAAGCCTTCCATATATGGACCATACTGTTTTCCATACAAATCTGTGATATTGGTCATGACCAATTCTTGTAATTGTTTTACCCTCTCGGCTTCCTTCGCCGCCGCAATATTTCCAGCATAGTTGGGTTTGTATGCACTCATATCAGGGAATATGCCAGCGCCGCCCGCTGTTTCATCTAGGCTATTAAAATATTTCATCCTCATTTTATCAAACAAACCACGAAAATATTCTGAACTACTAATATCATCCTGCCCGCCGCCGCGATTGAGGAAGTCCCGCCTTCTTTGCATAATCTTGAAGGCTTCTTCATCACTTATAAATCTTCGATTATTTAATAGCTGTTCATATTGGAAAATTTTGCCTTCTAGCTCCATCATCAGGCGACCATCCGGCTTCGCGCCGCTCTTTAATTTTGACTTATATAGAGCTTTATCTTTCTCTAAAGCAGCTTGTAAGGTACCGGCAATTAGACCAGTTGTTTGGGGATCTAATGTTCCAGCCTCATATTGCTCCATCTGCTCTTTAGTAACTACAGCATCTTCACCTTCACCTACCAACTCGGTATCTCCACCCCGTAGGAAATCCATACTTCTTTCCAGTTGTCTTGCAGCAATTAGTTTTGTTATACCAAGGGACACCGCCACAGCTGTTGCTGCTGCAAGAAATTTGGGATTCATAGCAAGACCCATCATAACTGCTCCTGCCATAGAACCGGCGAACATCCCTATCCCGTCTTGTATTTTAGGATCCTTTAAATTTATAGGTATATCACCGTCCCCAAATATATTGGGTACATTAATTATTTCTTTATCTGTAGCCGCCATAATTGCATCCGCAATGTTATCACCAAACTGCGTGCCAATAGCTGCACCTATCCCCGCACCAATAGAGGTTCTTCCTTTAAATCCTAGGAATCTCATTGCCAATGTAGCATTAATAGCTGTAGAAGTCCCTGATTTTAGAGAATCTTTAGTACTCTCATCCATATCTAAATCAAGATTATCGAATACATAATCGATTGCTTCTTGAGCAAGTTTAGTAAGTGCTATGGCCGCGATGCCATATTTAATACCTCTACCAGCTGCTAGACCAAGTGCAGCACCCAGTCCCGCTCCAGTAAGTCCCCCGAAAACGGAACCAATTACACCCATAATTTGATTGAGTCCTAAACCTTCGGCTACCCCGCCTGAAAAAGTTTTCGACGATGACGATTTACTACTAGAAACCCTACCTTGATTAGCTCTTTGCCTATCTCTTTCAGCTTTTCTTCTAGCTTCCTCTCTATCCCCTGCGGATCTTTCTTCCGCTAATCTAGCCTTAATGTCTTCAGCCAGCATTGATTTAACACTAGCTGCCACATCCTCTAATGTTTGGTTTTGGGTTTGGAGGTGTTTGACAACCTCGGTTAGTGAGCTCATTTTTTTACCTTACCTGTGCATTTGCTGCCTTTGTATTTCTTCTCTTTGATCTTTCAGTTGCTGCAATAACATTTCTAAATAGATCTCCCTTTCCCATGGAATCATATGTTCAATATCTTGTAAAGAATACTTATGATTCTGCATCAACTGATAATTCGTTTGATAATAATTTACCAGCGATTCATGAGAAAGGTTTATCAAAAAAAATCCTGTAATCCCCTTAGTGTTATAGAGTTTTTATGGGTACATGCCTCACATTCAAATTCTACCTCATGTTCAAGCTTGGGTAAATCACGAATAAATTTCATAACTAGATCCAATTGTGGGGGAGTCAGCCCCTCTAAAAAGTTTTCTATTTCCTCGCGAGATTCATCACTAAATCTTATAATCTCTTCTTCGGTTCTTAATTCATCTAGACACATGATAATCATTTCAAAGAGAGCATCTGTCATTGTCTCAATGGATTCATTCTCTGTCGGTAGCAATAATCCAGCATACTGTGGATACTTCATTTTTATAATATATTCATCAGTTAAAGGTATTAATTGTTTACTTTTATCCACTTCTATTTTAATTTCATCCAAATCGATCGAAACTTCTGTATATTCATCGCACTCTAAGCATTTTAAATTTACCGTAGTTTTTTCGCCAGCACTTTTGGACCTCAACTGTGTAAAAATATATTCAATATCGAAAGTAGATAAAGATTCTATCTTTATAGGATCTTGTATACATGATGAAATGGTATCCACAACAGCTTTCAGAATTTGTTTTTCGTCTTGAGATTCAAGGGCTATTAGTAAAACCTTTTGTTCCTTTACTAGAAATGGTCTGTATGATACTGATTTTCCGGTTGATGGTATGATAAGATCATAACTTGGTAATTCATTCAATTTAGGTAGTGCCATTCAATTCATCCTTTAATAATTAAGTATTGAAAACCCTGCCGATTGCTGTGCCAATTTGGCGGGATATAAAGTTCTGTAGTTGTAGTGGTTGGAACGCTTTGCTCGAAGTCCAGTTTGTATAGGATAGCTGTACGTTTAATTCTACCAATCCATCCAATTCGTTATTCAACTGAATAGGATTAATTGTAGTCGGAAAAGCGTCCTGTAATTCACAGATATAAACAACATCGTCGTTAGTGATGTAGCTTAGATCTAGTTGTCCTGATGCTAGATCGATAGGCCCAAACTTAGGAAGCCTAGTTCTAATAGCCTGTGGGATTTTTCTAGTATCAAAGAATTCTTTCTTAGGTACAGGTAAGTTAAAGCCTTTTTTAAGCTGACGGATCTTTACGGATTTAGCATATCCGCTTCCGTCTCTAGCCTTTTGGTATCCTGCCTCGAATCTATTCTGATCAATAGCAAGGTTCTGCCATGCCTCAAAGTACTCCTTCACACCGTAGTCATTCATTACATGAAAGGTTAATGATATATCTGTGACAGCATAACCGTATGCCATTCTTTCCATCTTCATACCAATGCGGCGTTCGTTAGTCATAATCTGACGACCAGGAAGCTGTACATCTTTACATAACAGATTTAGTTCTCGAACAGAAGCGCCAGGGAATCCCCCAGGTAATTCAATCAGGAATAAATTGGGCCTTGCCACGCCATCCTTGGCAGATACTAAAGACTTAAACTGATCAATGCTTGCCATTAAATCATCCTTCTGGAGTTAGAATAAACCGTTGACTTACTAGCCTTTTGCCAATCAGCTGTAGGTAGGAATGTAGCA